ACTTGTTATATGTTAGTATCCTCACAGATCCTAAAATATACCAAAGTCATTATGACCACTTTCTCAAAACCTGAGAAAACAAACAAACCAATCCACAAAAGTCATTGCTTCACAATGGCGAACCGTCGTTCTAATCGAATGACACAAGAAATCATAACGAACATGCAACCCTCAAGCTATCAACGCTTAGGTTTTCATGCCAGTTACGAAAACAGGCACCGGGTTATATGGGAATATATACGCCGGTGCAACAGATCCGGTACGATCTCAGTTGACACCGCGCAAGAAGGACTCGTAGAAATGCCGCTCGAGTTTATGGTAAAATTGCGAGAAGTGCTTGCCCAGCACCTCCCCGCGACCAATTTTTCCATACTCACGGGCATGGCTAGTTTTACAGGCTTAGTAGGCTCCATCTATCTTCTTTGTAAGAGTATGTTTGCTAAGGACTGTATGTCCATTTTTGCGTCTCTGTCCTGTTTGTTGTCCACGATCTATTTTTCAGCACAGGCCATCAAACACGCTATGAAAGCTACACCTGATATGATTACTGCAAAAGTTTTCGAACTTTACCGCAATATCCTAAATACCTGGGGTATCAATCAGGATCCTGACCAAGCACAAGCCTCATCTGGCACGCCACTTCACCCGGCAGCCAGTATGACTCGTTCTATGGTTATGGTAACCACAATGGTTGCTTCCATGTGCGGATTAAATGTCCTTAATGGAATTAGAGACATGAACACGATTGTAACCGGAGCGAAGAACATGACGGATGTTGTTTGCGACCTATTGCTTGACGTCTTTGGAATTGATCTTTCGGGAGTAGCAGAACTCAAAGCTGCTGCTATCGAATTAGAAGAAAAAGGCCAAAAGTTTTTAGGTTATGCTACCAAAGACTTCAACGGACAAATTTTCCAAGATGCAAAATCATGGATGACACAGACAGAAACTCTGATACGTACTGTAAAGAACTCAAACTTCAATACAAACGTACTCCAAGGTCTCCATGCTTCCGTATTAAAACGTGTTACTGAAGTCCAACAACTCCGCTCACAATGCCATCGACGACCAGCTCCTGCCTGTCTATACCTTTATGGTAAGAGAGGTAGGGGTAAAACCGAATTTGTCACTTCATGGCTTTTCCCTTCTCTTAGTCAAACCTTCGGGCTTAACGAAGAGCAGAGTCAAGTCTATGATCTCAATTCCGGCAAACACTTCAGGCAAATAGCAGGCGAGCGATGGGCCATTTTTGATGAGTATGGCGCACTGCGTCAAGCAAATCAAACAGGAATGGATCCCACCACTTTCAATACCATCCTCTCGGGTGGAAATGCAACAATACCTGGTGCCGCTGTTGAGACAAAACACCAAACGGCTTCGTTTAATGGAGTTGTAATCATGTCGAACAGAAAGGCTAGTGATGTAGATGTAGGTTTGGACCCCAAATCCAAAGACGCATTTTGCTCACGAAACCTAGAGTTCCATGTAGTCGACCCTCGCTATGTTAAGAAGTTAGGTCGGTATGGGCAGACGCACAGAGACAGGAATTTTAACTACCTCCAATTCCGTCACTATGCGGCTTCCCAGGCCGATTTACCAGCTTACATTCCACCACAGTTTTGGGATCCAGGTCTCAAAGCTGCAAATATGCGTGCGGGTGACGTGCTTAAGTGCATGATCAACCAAATTAAACAGAACCAAGACAATTTCAATGCGCTTTCTACCCCTGTAGCTCCCGTAACCCCAGCAGGTTTCGACCTCTGGCAACACGATGTAGCACAGGAGGGGACTAGAGTCCCTGTCTTTTGGATTGCCGGTGGTCCCGGCATCGGAAAGACAGAGACTTATGTCCCTACCATCGAAAATCTCGTTCAGTCTATGGGTATGCAAATATGCCATGGATATGAAACGAGGAAGAGTACAGCCCCGACGTGCTGGATTCTAGATGATGTTGTGGACACGACAACTGTGGTCGGACAGACGAAATTTGCAGATCAGTATAATTCTTGCCAAACAAGTGACATGATTATTGTGATTTCGAATTTCGGCCCCATTTCTCGTTTCCCTACCTACGGGCGGACTTCTGCTTGCAGACCTATCTCCTATCTTGTACCATCCTTTGAGAGAAGATCAGGCCTGCAGACACCACTCCACTACGAGGTGACATCTACTGGAATTTGGAACTACGATGGAAGAACAACAAAAGTTAACCTGATGAAACATATAGTTCGAGTCCATATGCAATCAGACATCGAATTTGTTTCAGTTGTGTCAATGCCACCCATTCCGTGGGATGTCGAGATCGTTTCCGATAATCCTACACCTGGAATAGACTGTATGATATCAGCTTTACGAGGAGTAATTAAATATCCAGCCTTAACGGCGCATGCAATACGCGTGTTAACACAAGCGCGGGGGAAACCCATCATGCCGACGATAAGGAGTTTGTTACAATACGTAAACCTGCAATATCCTACCCTCAAGATCCGTGTAGCGTGCCAAATACATCAGTACGCCTACGCAGATGGAAAAGTCTACCATATGGCTGGAATGTCTGCTGGTTTTGCTCCAGTTGATGCTGACTCCGTTCAGATCGATGCTGCTGGTGTGCATATGACTGTACACCGTAACACTTATCTGAACGTTGTCAACCGATGCCTTACAACCCAGGATGACACTGCAGAAGTCCTTTTGTTGAATGACCTCCGTATTTCCGACCCAGTTTGTTGGAAAAAGATTGAGACACATTTTCCCATGTCCCTCACCGACCGAATTGCCTTTATGGGCATATATGTGAGAGATAAAGCATTACAATTTTGGGAAAAATTAAAAGAACAACCTCTGCTGCAATTGGTAGTTGTTGTTATCGCTTTTCTTATGATTTGGTGGTTTACTAATATCGGTAAACCCAGACAATGCGCTTGCTTTGGCCAGGATTGGGGCGACATCTGCCCCTTCGATGAAGCTCAAATGGCAAAGGGCAAGAATAAAGGGAAACGTAGCAACTTAAAACATTTCAGATCGTTGAAACTTGGAGACAAGATTATCTATAAAGACGATATTGAAGGTGAATTGTTACTCGAACGGATATGGCAAGGGGTGGAACACCAAGCTAAAGCCGGGAATAAGACTGTTACTATTGATACAGGACTTGTTTCTTATCAAGGATTTTATGACGAATCAGATATGCGCTGGAGCCTTACAGTTGTAGACTCTGCACAAGCAGCACTATTCGACCATCCAATCTACGAGAAGATCAAGAAAAACACTGTTGTTGTTACGAACGCAGCCTTGACTCGAATGCACGCTTTTTTAATCACTCCTACTATAGCCGTTCTCCCTCGGCACTTTTGTCTAACACCAAATCCTTGGAAGATCGGTGACACTGACTACACGTTGCGAGAGATATATCAGGATGAGTTGAGAGAAGTATTGTTCTGTGAAGTTTTGTATAAAGGCAAGCCAGCCTCTTATCCAAATGCTCAGGACATGCGGAAACTCATTCCATCTATGAATATTGTTCGCGGAATTTCAACTGCCACAGTAACAACCTTCCGTCAAGGAAGTTTGTGTATGCTGACTCAGAAATACCATATGGAAGAAAAACCTACTCCATTTAGCACAGCAGCTCTCAAACACTGGGGCTTGAATGCTGGCATGGTCTCGTGGGGAGAAATGCCTAGCTTCACAGCCGGAGGTGACTGTGGGATGCCTATAGTGGGCCACTTTGCGGATGAATACTTCATTATTGGCGTGCATGCCGCCAGTCGGTCTCAGCAGCAGAAATACGCTTCGGTTGTATTATGTTCTGAATTGATTGCCGACGTGCTTGCCAATAGAAGACCCCGTGATGAGGTCCACTGTGGACAGTCTGCAGTTATCTCAGTTTTTGAAGATAAACAGATATTCTTAGGAGGTCCCTACCAATTTCCCGAAAAGTTTAACGACTTTATGGCGGAAAAGAAAACTGGAATCGCTTATGAACCATCTGGCGCTGTAACTAAATTGGGGTATGTAAAGAATTTTAAGCCAATGGATTCCAAATCTAAACGCAAGTTCTTCCCCGTGTTCCCAGAGACAGTGCAGGGATGGAAACGTAAAGTTCCCGCTCTTACTGAATCTGAGATCTTTAATGATTACCAAGATCGTATTCCTGAAGACGTTCGAGGGCTCAAACACGTACATCTAATTCGTACGATTGTCTTAGAGTCGAATTACTATCGATCATGTTTCCAGGAACGTGCTGCCCAAGTAGCGCGCCAACTCGGTGAGCATTACAAGATTGTACTTGACATAACCCAACTTAACCCACTTTCCATAGATGGTGCTTTGAAAGGTTCATATCAGGCCTTAGGGGTTGATATGCGCACTTCAGCCGGTGTCACTATGCATTTTCTCACTGGTTCAACTATGAAGCAGGACATGCTCGGTGCTGATGGTAATTTAATTCCATCAGTCCAAGCATTGACTGAACAACAGTATGAACTCGCCAGACAAGGTATGCGTCTAACTTTGCCAGCTGACGCTAACCTGAAAAGTGAGAACCTACTTGAAAGGAAAGAATGGAAGAAACGGGTGTTTTACAATGTGCCCTTACCGACTGTGATTAATCTCAAACGATTTGTTGCACCGGTCCAACATGCCTTCCAGAAATTGGGAATGAAAAGCCCTTTCCTCTTTACCTGTTATCCATTGCGTGATTGGGATACTATCCACGATCACCTGATGGAGAAAGGCGGAAGATGGATATGCCTCGATGTGTCTGGTTTTGATCACTCTTTGAACGGTGTAATTATTACAAACACCGCGGAATTTTTAATTCCTTTCTTTGAAAAAGATGAAATCAAGCCCAGGCTTCGAATGTGTATCCGTACTTTCATGGAGGAGATTGCATTCATGCCTCTCATTTTCGGACAGACATTAGTTGGGAAGGAGGGTGGTCTGCCGAGTGGCATCTACGGTACTAGTATCGTAGATGATGTCTCTTGGCATATCATGCTACTTCTCATCTGGTTGGATTTGACTCCTTATACTGTTCAACAATTCTTCGATTTTGTTATTGTCAAACTTGTTGGTGACGACCTCATCATGGCAGTGGATCGCGAGGTATTGGATTCATTCAATGCTGTAACGATTGCATCTGCCGCATCAAGGTTGTTTGGGATGAAAGTCACCCCTGCTGCTGATAAAAATGGAACGTTAGTTCCCTATGTCAGCGTCAGTGATGCATCTTTCTGCTCAAATACTTTTGTGCACATGGACGGCCACGAACAAATGGTAATTCCAAAATTGAAGGAGGAATCAATCGCTTCATGCTTAGAGTATTCAAAAGCCGAAGCTCCTTGGGAACGATACGAGCAATACATTGCTGCTCGCCACGTGGTATGGCCGTATGGCCGTGCTAAATTCGAGTCCTTTGAGCGAGAACTCTTAAAGTTTGCAAAGCAGTTTCACTTGCCTCATACCCCTATGAGTTATGATGCTGCTCGCGAAGACATCTGGCGGGTTGTTACATCCCCAGAAGAGATCTCAGAACGACGAACTGAACGCTATTTGCTTGAAGCTGAAAGAAAACAGTGTACGAATATGTCGCAAAAAATTGTAAAATTGAGAAAACAAGAATTTGTCTCTCTTGCTTTTGCCGCCACTAATCCAGAAGAGTTGGCCTTGGTATCTCACGATGTCACGACCTTCTTTAAAGATCTGGAGTATGCGAAAGCGATTGACTGGGACGACCTCATGCAATGGACACGCCCTATCACGAAAGAATTTTATTGGGCGCCCAAAGCCAATACTTGTGCCTCCATCGGGCTTATCCTGGGTATTCATCCCCCTAGGGTCACAACCGTGCTCAAGAATTGGCTTGGATCTTTACCTAGTGAGGAGACCACAGAACGAGCGAAACGCTATAACTCAACACGCTTGGCGGTACTTGGAACGTTATTTATTCACGGAGAATCTGACATTGCAGCATTTGATGATATTACTTCAGCATATGCAGCGGCTCGGCATTTTTTAGTGATTCCACCACCTGTTCCAAAACCAAAGAACGAGATGAGGAGACCTTACGACGACGCGCAGATGAACGCCAATTTGCCGGAAACTTCGGCTTACGGTACCGGCGAGGGTGGTGTGGCCATGACAGGTGCTGCTGCAGGAACTCAAATCGATCCTCTCGCGGCTCCTCAAATGACCACAACTCCCGCCGTCGCTACTTCTAGCCAGGAACTAGCAGATTCTGATAACGCCAGCGTTCCCGCTGTATTGGAGAACATGGGTGGTATGGATGCCATGGGTTTGGTTAACACCAATTACGCTACCAATGTAGTGTCATTGTGTGGTAAACAAATCTATGTTAAGAAATACAACCTATCGTCAAGTACTACGGCCGGCACTATTATCGACGAATTGGAATTCAATCCTTGGGACCCTAATCTGGTCTCACAACCTATTGCTCTCTATGGGGGCCTCCATGAGGTCTTTAATGGAAGCATAGATATCATCTTGAATTCCTATTCCGCCGCTACTATTGTCGGTTCTATTATTTTGGCTTATGTCCCTCCTTTGCTCCAGAAACGTTTTGATCCCAGCCTCCAGAATCTCAAGACTGTACCTAGTGCAGTATTGAATCTGAAAGTTGGAGGGTCGGCTCGTGTGAGTCTTACCGGAGGCAGTTTAACCGATTGTGCCGTTTATCGTGAACGGTTCGATGATGGTTCAGCTGCTTACGGAAAGTTCATCGTAGCTGCCTATACCGATATTGTCAACTCTTATGGTGTGGGGGTACCAATCCCTATTGTTATGAATTGTGCCTTGGGCGCTAATGCATACTTTTCGCATCCTTCCTACTTAGTAGGGCGAAGCGTCAACCCAAGTTACAATCCAGGACCAATGCCACCAGCAGTACCAAACCTAATTCTGGACTCGGCTATCATCTATGAACCACCAGAGGTAGTTAGCACGAATTTCTTCTTTCCAGGGAAAGGCACCGATGGTTATAAGCTCCCACTTTGTACCAACGGAACAGCAAGTGCCACATATTACACCGGGAGCTATGCCGCAGGCTCGACTGAGACGAGTGCTGTCGCTTATCGCGGATATTTTGGATCCAATCCATACGGATCCAGTTTTGATGCGATTGCCGACAGTACCCGCCTCAATGCGGGCGATCATGCGACTGGTGTTTGTCAGAACCCTGGGAGTACAACTGACTGCAAGCTTAATCTCCAAGGTTCCACAGGGGGTATATGGAAAGATTATCCCATTAAGCAATTTAGCTACAATGGGCTTCTGGGTACATACTACCCCACCGGTTCTACGAATTTGGGCACAGTTTCTGCCTCCTCTGCCTTTGCCAATCCTGAAGGCTCTGCCTACGTACGACCTCACGGTGGTGAATTCAACGATAAGGCTGTCGAACTCTCTATTATCGCTCCTACAGCAGGAAACCAAGTAGATTTTCTTAATCGCTCTGTTGCATGCTATGCAATTGAATTGACACCATGCAACACTGCGATTACACAGAATTTTACTGCTTCAACAACAAACCTGCTCACTGCTAAGGAAGCTGATACTTACGGCGAATTTAATTTCACAGGCGCTCCTGTGTTGGCTGCTTCAAATGTGACAAGCACTGCAGCACCAACAGGGTTCGTCCAGATTTATTTCGACGAAAGTTCAATCATCATTCCTGCGGTAATTCCAACGGTGACACTAAAGCGTTCGATGCCTTACCCGAAAGAAACCAACGACTTCAATCAACGTGCCAAAACCTTCTTCGGAACACGCCCCGACATAGCTTCATACAGCTATGATGTGACTACAACAACAGGTGAGACAGTTTGCACTGTCCTCGTCAATCGGTTTGGATGTTTTGTGTATGATGCTACCACGAGTGATTCCCAATATGCACTCCTTCCTAATGCCTCTACACTTCAATACATTAACTACCAGTCATATGCTACTGAGTATCCCTCTATTCCAGCAATTGTCGCTGACAAGTTTTTGTCTCGCGTGACTAGCGCATCAACTTATGCCTATCAAACATTGCTTGGGAAAGTGGCCTACAGATTTGGCAAGGCTGATAGTTCTACTATTGAATTACAGATGGACGAAATGTGGAAACGCATCCTTGAACTCCAAACGAGTGAACGGACAGCTGCTTATCGATCACCCCGTCTTCCTTATGACAATGCTGAGATGTTTGCAGCCGAGGCTGGACTCAGTGCCGTGGGTGCTATTGGCGGAGCGTTCGCGCGCAAAAACCAATATGCTCACGAGACTGAGATGCAGAAACGGCAACTCAAATTCTGGGCTGGAGGTCAAGCATTGGATTACAAGAAAGCAACGGAATTGGGCGATTTACGTGCCAAAACTGAAATATCCAAGGCCAACATCCAGAAAGACATGCAGATGGCTCAGTATGGCTATAATGCAGACGCACAGATGCATGGAAATGCGCTGAACACTAGTGCTGGCACTACCAGTACTGGTACTCAGACTACTTCCACGTCAACTGCTTCAACTCAAACGGGAGGTCGTAAGACTCCCAAACGACAAGCACCATTGCCACCAGGAGGAGGTAACACTCTGTCTCCACTCGGCAATCCCAAAGCTCCAGGCCCCCCAACTAGGGGAGCTTTCGAGCCACCACCAAGTACTCGCATGTCATCTGTGGGTACCAACACCGCTGGTCCTAGCACCACCACAACCACTGATACTTCCGTGTCTTTGGCTGGTGATTCTAGGGCTTTTGGTGAATCAGACGCGTAAATGCTACTCCATGATGGAGAGGATCTTTATACCCGGAGTCAATCCGGAGATTTTTCTTTTTGTTTCTATGCCCGGTTTTACCGGTTGAGTTTTATTTTGTTTGCGTGTGTTTTATTGCTGATTTTAATATTATTTAATTTGATTAAAAATCTCTTCTAGCAGAACAGAC